AGATTTTCAAGATAGTTGATTCACTTTATAAAGTACTTGAAAATAACGATACACCAGAGGATGGTGGGCCTTCTGTTTCGGATAAAGTAAGAGCCGCTAATACTTTAGCTAAGCTTTTCGATCCGCCTAAGCAATCGAAGAAAGATGATAAGGAAGCTGATCTTGACGATCTATTACGACAACTAGAAGATGACAGGAAGAAAAAATTACTCAAAGAATGATGTTTTTAAGATATGTATAGAGTTATCAAAAACTTATAAAGATGATTTTGTCGGATTTGTCAATGATTCGATAAACTTTGATGGTCTAAAGCATAAAGGGCTTACTTTTCAGCAAGACGAGATTGCAGAAAAATTAATAGAAAATAGAAATGTCTGTGTCTCAGCCGGCGGTGGCATTGGTAAGTCTGCGCTAGCTGCACTTTTAACAATTTGGTTTTTACCTACCCATCTATATTCAAGAGTCCCCACAACAGCCCCTTCTAGAAAACAGCTAAAAGATGTCCTCTGGGCGGAGATCGCCTTTTGGTTAAATCGTTGTAAATACCGTAAAATATACGAGCTTTTCTCGGAACGCCTTTTAATAAAGCACCATCCTGATTGGTATGCTGTTGCTAGAACTGTTCCTAAAGAAGGGAACGCCGCTTCGATTAATGATACTTTTGCAGGTTTTCATGGAAAGGGAGATGACGATCTTCTCCTGCTGGTTGACGAGGCATCTGGTGTACCCGATCCAGTCTTTACAGCTATTGAAGGCGCAATGACTTCTGGCGCTTATGTTCTTCTAATTTCAAATCCCGTCTCAACTGGTGGCTATTATTACGATACTATCAGTGATCCTAATGGCAAAGGCCGTTCTTATAAAGTCCTTTATTATGATTCTAGAGAATCCCCTCTCGTTGATAAAGATTTTGAGCAAAGAATTATAGAGCGCTACGGTAAAGACTCAGCTATGTATATTTCAAAAGTTACTGGGCGCCCTATTGCTCAGCTAGAAACCGTAGTTATTTCTCCTGAGAGATTTGATAGGATAGTAGGAGCTAATCGCACAAAGTTCTTAGGTGATGTTATTCTCTCCGTTGATGTAGGTGGGGGAGGAACTGACCCTGCCGTTTTCTGCCACAAGATTGGTAAATCAATAGCAAGATGGGATGAATTCCCTTCTGCAAATCCAACCTCTATAGCCGATGAAGTAATCCGAATTTACAAACTTCTCTACGAAAGTAAGAATTTCAAATGTATAGTTGATGGTGTGGGAACAGGAGCAGGAACTGTATCAAATCTTCAAAAAGCAAACATGTTTCCTATTATCCCTTTTATAGGAAGTGAAAAATCAACCAATCCTATCATGTATAACTTGAAAAGAAGTGAAGGTTATTATCAATTATCTAAAAATTTTGAGTACCTTCACTTTCCAGCTAAACCGCCAGAGCGGTTAAAAAAAGAATTGGCGAATTTATATTTTGACTTTTCGGCCGGGCCTATTACAATGGAACCAAAGAAAAAATTTATCGCGCGTCTAGGCTTTTCACCCGATCATGCAGATGCTTTAATGATGGCTAATAGTATAGAAATTGCTACTGGTTTAGCTTGTAGACCTTTTATTGCAAAAAGATCTACAGCAGGTTTAAATATTCTAAATAAAAGACAAAAGTTCGGAAATAAATTTTCTAAATTTCTAGTTCGTTGATAATATTGTAAGTTGTCATTAACAACATAGGAGGCTATATGTTTAATTTTCTTAAACGAAAGCCGCAAGCTATCTCTAACGCAGATTATAAAAATGTAAAAATAAAGACTTATGGATCGGGTGAAATAGAGCCAGCTTTCGATGAAACTCTTCCGGAACTTCGCCCTCCTGCTGGGTTAAGAAAATTTAAGAACATGGAAGATAATGAGCCTATAATCGGTGGGCTTATGCTTCGTATTACCAACATTTTTAAGACTGCTAGTTATCTTGTAGAAGGCCCAAATGCTAAATTAGTAAAAGATCAATTAGATAATCTCCCACATGGAATGATTGGGCTTTTAGAGGATTTTTCATCTGCTTTAACTTTCGGCTTTTCTCTTAATGAAAAGATTTGGAAGAATGAAGGTGGTAAAATTGTCTTAGCTGATCTTGAGCCTAGATACCAACCAACTATTGAAGAATTTGTATCTGTCAAAGGCATAGATAGCTCAAATCAAATATATGCTAGACAATATACTACAGAAAAAGGCCAAGTAGATATTCCCCTTTCTAAATGTATACATTTTACACCGAGGGCTAGAAATCGTAATCCTTACGGGCGTTCGATTTTAAGATCAGTTTATAAACCTTATTACTATAAAGCATCAATTGAAGCTTCTGAAGCGCAAGGAATCGATAGATCTTTATCGGGTCTTCCAGTAATGACATCTCCAGAAGGCTTTGATTTTGTAAATGCTGATTCTTCTTCTCCGGGTTATGACGCATACCTTGCTTTAACTTTAGATTGGGCTGAAAATGTTGTTTCTAAAGTAAGAAAAGATGAGATGCAAGGTGTTGTTAAACCTTACGGGTGGACGCTTGAACTTCTAAAAGGTGAAACTTCAGTAACAGTAGATTCACCTGAAATCTTATCTCGTTACAATGTTGAGATCGCAGTCGGTCTTCTCCAAACTTTTGCTGTAACAGGCGGTTTTGCTTCAACAAATAATAGCAATATAGAAGAAATGATTAATGATTTTCGAGATTCTTGCGATTCATGGCTTGCTATGATGGCTACGGTTATTAATAAACAGCTAATTCCTGACATCTGCCGCTTAAACCTCAAAAAATCTTTCCCAAGGCTTCGATTTAAAAGCACCAGTAAAGAACCTATAGATAAACTCGCTGCTTTCGTCGCTCGCCTTGTTGATAAAAATGTAATTGACCCGACAGTTACTCTTCAAAAAGCAATGCTAGATAAAATCGACGTTGATTATACAGAAAATGACGTAAGACCTCCGGTGGAGAAGGAAAAAGATTCTATAAAACAGCCTATTCTTCCGACTAAAAAGTTTGAGAAATAAAAAAATTTGGTTGGGGCAAAAAATAAATGGATATTTTATATATACTATATAAAAATGATATTAAATAATTCGATTTTTAATATTTATGAAGGAAAAATAGATGCCTTACGAAGGGGAACATAGTTGTAGATTAAAAGAACCCTCGCAGTTCGCAGAATTTCGCAGAAAGAATAATGAACGCTCTTCTGGAGGCAAAAAATATGATGTGATCTACGGAATTAAAAAGGGTAAAAGTGAAGAAGCATCTTATCGATACTCTAAAAAAATTTGGAGCGAGAAAGAAGCAAAATCTCATTGCTCTTCGCATAAAGGTAGATTTGAACCTGCAAAAAAGGAAACCACATCTATGATACACCTTGAAAAATTACATTGGGCTATTCTAAGTGATGCTCTTACAGATATTTTGAATAAAGCTAATGATAATATTGAAGCTTTTTTTGATGTCGGAGAAGATGCTTTAACGCCAGTTAAAAAAGATAGCGGCGTGGCTACATTAAATATAAATGGTGTCATCTTTGGGCGCTCTAATATCTTAAGTTTACTTGGTATGGGGGTTTCTATCGAAAATCTTGAGCATCAATTCGCTCAAGCTCAAGCTGATACTGATGTAAAAGAAATTAAGTTTATATTTGATACTCCCGGAGGTGTTTTCCAATCAACGAATAAATTTGCAGAGAAAATTTTTGCTTCTCGTGGTAAAAAACCAATGACATCGATAGTAACAGGTACTTGTGCTAGTGCCGGCTATCTAATAGCATCAGCCACAGATTCAATCCAAGCTACTGATGAAACAAATCTTATAGGAGCAATCGGCGTTATTCTCCCTGTTTCGCCTAAAAATAAAGATGAAAGAGTCTTTATAAGTTCAAATGCGCCAAGAAAAACTCCTGACCCGGATTCAACTATAGGCTTAGAGGTATATCAAGGAATTGTTGATCGCCTAGAAGCCGTTTTTATAGAAAAGCTAGCGAGAAATCGTGGCGTTTCTACTTCATATGTAAAAGAAAGCTTTGGTAAAGGCGATATTCTTTTAGCAAAAGAAGCTATCAAGGCTAAAATGATTAACTCACTCTCTAATTATAATGGAGGCGATATGGAAATTACTGCAAAAATTTTAAAAGATGATTATAAAGCAGTTTATGATGAAATTGTAAATGAAACTGCTGCCCAATTCACAGGAAAAGATGAGGAGATTACAGCTCTCAATACTAAAGTTGAAGAGTTAACAGCCGAAATCACGGCGCTTCAGGCAAAAATTCCTGAAGAAGAATATTCTGACCCAAAGGCTCGTGAAGCAATCGCTAAAGTAGAAAAAGAATTACTTTCTACTAAACTTTCTGGTTGTTTAGAGGATGTTCAAACTGCACTTGTTAATTTGCATGGGAAAGCTTCTATTGATGAAATTATGGCTATCGGAAAGCTTTTCACAGATATGCAAGCTAAAATTGATGAAATCGGTAAACCATTAGGTTCTATCTCAGATGAAGATGTCAAGCTCCAAGATCAAATTAATGCTAAAGTTAAAGAACTTACTGATGCCGGTATGTCGCAAACCGACGCTTATACAAAAGCGTGTGATCTCTATATGTAAGGGGGTTCTATGGAAAAGAATGTCGAGAAAGATACTGTCGTCCCTAGCGTTACATTGGTGGGTCAAGAGTATTACGCCGTCGATTCTGATGGCGCAAAAACAACTTCTCTTGGCCAATGGGCAAAGGGCGTAGTATACGAAGGCCATGCAGCAAACGAAGGATCAGTTATAGTAGTCCATGGTGAATGCACTGCCAAAGTTTATGGACTTTCTGATAACATCTCTCAAGATGATGCTCTCGTTGCTGGTTCTAGCGGCGTTTTTAAGAAAGCTACAGTTGGCACACACGATGTGCGAGCTAGAGCACTTGAAGACGTTACAACCGATACCACAGCTTTAATTTTCTTGTACTAAGGAGGTAAACTATGAGCGCAAAAGGAAATTGGTATGATCGCGTTACTTCCCAATTCGTACAGAATGCTGCTAATATTTACCTACAAGAAAGTGGTATTCCTGCTTTTAAAATTTTTCCTGAAGTCAAATCAGGAAATCTCAAAGGTAAAATTGCAAAGTACGATGCGGACGATTGGTTTTATATTGGCACTGTCGCTGATTACATTCGCAAAGGGGCGACTGAATCTGCAGGCGACGATTACACGACAGATTCTCAAGACTACAGCCTTCTGCAATATTCTTTTCATAAAGATGTTACAGAAGACGAAGCTAACGAATATGAAAGTCCTTTCGGGGCAATTCGTGATGCTGTTCGTTTCGTCTTGAATAGAATCCGTAGAGTAATAACTCTGCATCTTATTCAAAGCTATGTAACAACAGGTATTTGGAGTGATGATTTAGTTGGCACAACTGACTTCACAAAATGGTCAGATGCTTCTTCTACTCCTGTTGCAGATGTGTTGAAATGGCAAGAGAATATTCAGAAAGTAACTGGCTTCAAGCCAAATCGGCTTCTCGTTGCTCCTGATGTTCACCGTTTTCTTAAAACGAATACAGCCGTCACTAATATCATGAAAACAACTGAAACTAAAGTTGTAACCAATCAGCTTTTAGCTCAACTGTTTGAAGTTGATTCTTATGAAATTCTTGATACTGTTAACAGTGGCGCAACTGGATTTATGATGGCAGATAAATTGCTTCTGATTCATACGCCAGATAATCCGTCAGTAATGGAGCCTTCTGCTGGTTATACTATTACTTATCGAAATAGCCAAAACCCACTTGATGCTACAAAAACAAAGCGTATCGAGATGGAAACAAAGAATAATGCAGTCAGAATCGAAGTTGATGTTCATGCTGCTCCTATCGTTTTGGCTAGTGATCTTGGCGTTTACGCGTCAGATGTGGTGTAAATTATGACTAATGCTGAGTTACTCCTTGAAATAGGAAGTGAAGCTTACGCGGATCTCAGCTCAACCGAGATAGCGGCGCTTATTGCAAAATATAGCGCCGCTCAATCTCGCATAGCAGGACTTCATGCTTTTCAACTTTTGATGAAGAAGTTTCAAGCTACTTATCGAATGGGGAAAACTTATGAAGCTCTTTCTCATAAGTATGATGCTTATAGAAAAGTATATAATTGGTATTGTCAAACTGTGCAAGCAGGTATAATTACTGCGACTGATGCTGAGCTAGATGATGTCGCAACAATAGATAATAATAAGTTTGCCGCCGATGAGAACTAACGATACTATCTCAATTTATAAAGTCGTAAAAGATTGGAAGGGCGTTATATCTTCTTCCACGCTTTTAGGGGATTATGAAGTTTGGCGAGAACACGGCGAATGTTTTGAGTTTAAAACTTATAATTCGCAAGTTATTAGACACAAAGTAGGAGATGGGTTTTTCATAATGAAAGATGACATTGATTTATCTGATACTTATACAGTAATTGATGGAGTTCGTTATGAAATAGCACCTTCTGAAAAACTTTATAAAAGGAACGGCGACTTTCATCATGCCGAAGCTTATTATAAATGAAGTACACAGCAGGAAGGGTCTTTGGTGGCGATGATGGGGGTCTCGATAATTTATCTGATAAGATCAGAGAAAAAGTCGCACTTAAGATATATGAGCTTATAAGAAAGCTCAAAGATTCTGGCGAATTTCCTTATGATACTTATACCACGAAAAAAGGAAGAAAACGTACAGAAGACACAAGAAAAAAATGGAAGTATCCTTGGCATCTTTGGTCTCGTGGTGCTGTTTTTGTAGGAAATAAAAAACTAAAAGGCCCTTTTTATAAAGGCAAATTTCCTGCAAATGCTAAAGATAAAATAGAAGTTGTTTTTTCAAATGTGAAGGAACAATCACATAGAGATTTCGATTACGCTTTTATTAACTTGGAAGAACGCTTACATCTTTTCGATCATTATCCGACTGATAGTGAGATAAGACATATCATAAATGAAGCAACAAAAGAAGTTTTAGCAGGTTTAACTAAATGAGCAAGGAAATTGAAGTAGCTGAATGGCTCGCATCTGAAACTCCTGATTTAACTACTGGTGATAATTTATTTTTAATTAATCTATTAGAAACTACACAAGAAGGAGTTTGTGTACTTTTTTATAGAGAGGTTCAAATTGAAGGCTCTTTTAGCAGAGAGCTTTTACAAATTTTAATTTTTTATCGCGACTACGTTGTTGCGAACAACTTACGAAAAACTATCGTCGATTTACTCGATGGTAGACGTGGGACAGTGGATGGAACATGGACAGTTTCTGATATAATAAAAAGTGAGTTTATGGGAACTGATCCTCACGAAAGAAACATATTTTCTATAATTACTGAAATAGCTTATAAGGAGGCATAAATATGTCGAATTATTATCTTGGGCCTTGCCAAATCATTTTTAAAGGATCTGATTTAGGTAAAACTGAAGGTGGGATAAGAGTTACTGGTACTCAAACAACAGCAGAAATTCATACCGATCAAGACGGCGAAACACCTGTTGATGAATATAAAACTGGTACGAAAATAAGCGTAACAGGGTCATTAGCTGAGATTACACTTGAAAACTTTGCTAGCATGTTCCATACGACAGTACAATCATCTGACACTAAGCAAAAAGTTGAGGTTTCTCCTGGCATTGGTACATCTCTATTTGATCAAGGCGGTCGGCTCGTTGTTAAACCTTATGTATCAGGTGTTATTACTACTGATAAAAACAAATGGATCACTCTTCATCAAGCAGGAATGAAAGCTAATATTGATCTTGCTTACAATCGAAGCGATCAGCAAGTAATGGCATTTGAAGCCGTTGGGTATCCTGATTCTGATTCTCTTATTGCCACTTTTGGTGATACTACATTCTAATGATATTCTACGGGCCATGTACAGTTAAGCACGCAGGTAGAGATCTAGGTAAGACATTTGGTGGTGTTTCATTATCCTTGAAAACCGTCACTCGTCGCCCTGTAGGTGAATACAATGTAGAAGAAATAATAGTGGGAGGAGAGGGGGCAGCTAATTTTTATAGTTGGCCTTCTACCCTCTCACTAAATTCTACAACTTTACTGTATGATTTTAACCAAGTTATTTTAGAAGGGCCAAAATATAAAATAACATTATATTCTTGTAAAATACTTTTTGATGGCGATTCAATGAACTTTGGAATAGAAGAGCAAAAGCCTTTAAAAGCTAAGCTTATATTTAAACCGGACGCTTGGAAAAACGTAATTAAGATAGAAACATAAGGAGGAAACATGGCTAAGGAAAAAATTTTTGATGTAGATGATTATTTAAAAACTAACGGTGTCACATTAATTATTAAAGGGAAGAAATTTACAGTAGAGGATATTTCATATGATGTCCAAGCAAAATTTAAAAATCTTGGCGAAGAAGTCGATAAAGAAACTGATGAAGAAACAGTCACGAAAAGTGATGAGCAAAAAGATTTACTAGTCGAGATCGTAGGTTGTTCTAAAGATGATTTAAAAGGTTACGGAATGGTTGCTATAAATTCAATGATAAGGTACTTAATGGAAAATTTATTCCCGGAGCCTTCTCAAAAAGTTCAGTAATTCGTCTTGAGAGAGCAGGCTCCGTATCTCACATCCTAAATATAAATATAATTGACGCTTTATCATTATCAGATAGAAAACTTTATATTCTTCATAATGAAGCTAGACGACAAAGAGCTCTTGATCTTATTAATACAGCAAAATCATGGGGAGCAAAAGAACATCAAAACGAAATAGAAGATGCTCTTCATATTCACGGTCCTTATACGGAAAATTTTTATGATGAACAATTGGACTCACTTTTTAAGGATATGAAATGTCAGACCAAGCCGCATTTAAAATAGCTCTTGATGTTGTTGCAAAACTTGATAAGCTCGATAAAGAGTTCGTTAATTTCGGGAACCGCATTGAGAAAATAATGAACAATGCGGTTTCCCGTGCTTTCGCCAAACCTAAAACAACTTCTTTCAAACCCATAGTAGACCAAGCTCAAAGATCTGTTGAGAAGATAAATAGATCTTTTGGTGATCTCTCCATAGAAAAATCCTTAAAAACTCAATATACTAAAGCTAGAAAGATTTTTGAAGATTTAATTAAGCTTCAAGAAAAACTTGTTAGACCTAAAGGGATTTCTGGGCGCGCGATTTCAAATCAAGAAAGAGATTTAAGAATAGCAGTAGAAAAAAATAAAAATGCTGTAGATGCTTATATAACTACTTTGAAGAAAAAAATCTTAACTGAAAATAAAGCAACTGCTTCTGAAGTTAAAGCGAAAGCTAGCACAAAAAAGCTTAAAAATGAGATAGCTAGATTAAATCAAGAAGTAAAAAAGCTTAAAGACGACATAACTAAATTAAATCAAAAAGTAAAAGCATCACATAAACCAGCTGAAGATTTTGATAATATCATAACTAAATGGTGGAAAACTTTTGGTAGAGTAGCTATAGGTTTTACAGTTGCTTATCGAGCAATGAACGCTTTTGAAAAAAGTATTAGTACTACTATTGATTTAGTTAAAGAAGCTATAATTGACTCTGGGGAACTTTCTGCGCTTCAAGGTGAACTTGCTACATATTATATGATAAGTGGCGGTTCTATTGAAAATTATAATAAATATCTTGAAAGAGCTGTTGTTAATGTAGAAGCATTACGTTTAGTTTCATTACATTCAATGGCAACTATCGAAGAATTATCTGTTGCTTATAGCGAACTCGCACAACACGGTGTTTTTATTCAGCCAGAAGAAATGAATAGATTCGCTGCTGTAAATGACGGTCTTATTCAAATCGCAAAATCAACTGGAGATAATGTTAAACAGATACGTTCTGAGTGGCAAGGTCTTTTAGATGGTCAAATGAAAGCCACTAATGCTTTTGTAAGATTTTTAAAAACAAGTGGTGTAATAACTAAAGAACAAGTTAAGCAACTTAAAGGACTTGGTAACAAAGGTGCTATTGTTCGTGGTATTTTAGAATCTGCCGGCGATGCTTTTCTTAAAATGCAGGAAACAATGCTTCGCTCAAAACCAGAAGCAGCATTAGCTAAATGGCGAGATGCTCTAAAAAGTGGGATTCTTCTTGCTATTCAAGATGTAAGTAAAGATAAAGGACTGCAGGGAACTAATATATTTGCTGAAATCCTTGTAGACCACATAGAAAATTTAAATAAGTTATTTTCTGATAGAACTGCGAGAAGTGCTTTTAAAGATGGTATAGACGCAATAGCAAGTAGTCTAGATAAAGTCCTTACTATGATGGAAGGTTTTATCATAAATACAGTTAAATTTAGTTCTTGGCTAGCACAAAATAGTGAGCAACTAATAAAATGGGGTAAGGTATTAGGAACAATAATTTTATATAAATCTGTTGCTGGTGTTTTAGTTGATATAGGGACTAAAGTAAGACTTTTAACAACAGAACTTACTACCAGTGGAAAAACAATTCGATCTCTCATGACTGGTTATGTTGGCATCGCTGCTCTTGGTGCTATTATAGCAGCATCATTAGGATCAGCGTATGCTAGTTTAAAATTATTAGCTGATTTAGAACTTTTACCGGATAAAATAGATAGAGTAAAAGATAAATTAAAAGGGCTAAATAAAATTATAGCTGATGAAGAATCAAAAACACCATCAGATGTTTATGGTATAAAAATAAGTTCAGAACTAGTAAAATTAAAAACCCTAAAAGAAGAAACAATAAAAACTTTAAATGAACTTCAGGCAAGATATGATAAGGCGGCAAAAAAAGACCCGATGGCAAATGCTATTGAAGGCATTACCAAACCTTTAGAAGCTTCATGGAAAGCAATTAAAACAATTCTTGATAAAATGCTTCCAGACCTTAAACTTTCATTTGCTGATTTTGATAAAACAGTTAATGATGCGCTAACTGATACAATGGGAAAAACATCATGGAAAAATGTTTTAGAAGGAGAATTAAAAGCCGCCACGAAATTTTATGATGATTTTATTCAAATAGTAAAAGAAGGCAACATAGAAAAATATGAAATTTATAAATATTATGCTCAACAAGAACTTAAAGATCAGATAAAAGTTCAGCAAGATAAGTTAAAAGTCGCTACTGATGCTATGTATGATTTGCTAAAAGTAACTGATTCATTAGCTATCTTAAAACCGGCTTCATCAGTTTTTGAAGCAACTGATTTAGATATTTTTGTGGAAAATGCAGACGATGTTAAAATTTTAGATATAGCTATAACAAATCTTATTAAAACTATTGGAGAACTACAAGATAAACTTAATAAAGTAGATGCAAGTATACTAGAAACAGAAATAAATAAATTATCAGATGATCTAAATACAGAATTATTAAATGTAAAAATATCTTATGCTTTCGATACAGAAGGTTTTGAAAAAGAATCAGATAAGATTTTAGAAATTTATAGAGATAAAATAAAAGCTATAATAGCAAATAATAAAACTTTAACTGATGGGGAAACTAAAGCTATTGTAGAATTTTTAGATAAAGTCGATGCAGCCATAAAGAAAGTTACTGAGACAGAAAAAGAAAGAATAAAACTAATTGATGATTATCTAAATAAAAAAAGTGAGTTTAGTTTTGCGGATGACGATCTTTCTCAAACCGCAAATTTGGTAAAAGGGGTGCAGAACATAACGGACGCATGGGAGAAACAGGCAGAAGTATTGAAAGCTATCAAGGAACAATATGGTGAAATAACAAAAGGTGCAGTTTTATCTGCCGAAGAAAAGAAAAAAGCATTAGAAGGTGCAACCAAAGCTGCTGAAGTAAATGAAAAAGCATTATCCACTCAGCTTGCCGGATATAGTAATTTAGCGGATGTGATGTCTAATTATTTTAAAAAAGGATCAGAAGGGCGTAAAAGGCTGCATCAATTAGAAGTTGCATTTGGCGCTATTGAATTAGCCATGGAAGCAAAAAAGATGGCAACTAAGATAGCTGATACAGCGATTAGCATTGATCTTGAATTATCAAAAATGCCAACGCTGGCAGCTAATGCTATTCTAACCCAAGGTGCAGGCGATCCACTTACTGCATTCGCTAGAATGGCGGCAATGACCGCATTGGTTGGCGGGATAATAGCTGCTGCCGGTGGTGCGTTTGGTGGCGGCGGCGGTGGGCATACATCCCATGCAGCTATAACCGGAACAGTTCTTGGGTCAGACGAATCAAGCAAATCTCTTGAAAATACAATAGACATGTTAGAAGAGTTTAGGGATGCGAATATCGCAAAATTAGATAGTATTTATAAGGAAATGCAAGATTTGAATACTAATATTTCAGGTCTTGCAAATTCGATTGTTAGGAATATCGGCGATATTCCGATTGCAAAAATGGGGGAACCTATCGCTGGAAAAATAGCTGGGGCGCAAGGTCGGATTATTGGTGATCTTTACGAGAGGTTTGTTCCTGTTTTCGGTGTATTCGTTAGCAAAATTTGGCATGCTGTAGGCGATGTAGCTAGTTGGGCAGCTAATGCCGTTTTCGGCGGAAGAAAGAGAATAACTGCACAAGGTATTAGTATTAAGGAATCTACTATAGCTGATATACTTGAAACTCAAGCAGTTGATACTAGAGCCTATTATATAACAAAAACGCATGGTGGATTATTAGGGCATACAAGAAGAACCCCCCATTATCGTGATCTTGATGAAAATACTACTGATCTTCTTAACAAACTTTATGTAAGCATGAGCACATCTTTAGTTACATTAGCTGAAGATTTAGGGACATCAGTACAAGATGCGCTTGATTATTCTTTTGAAGAAGTTAAACTTAATTTTAGGAAATTGTCCGGTGAAGAAATACAAACGAAACTTTCAGCTTTTATATCTACCACAATGGATAAAGCTACTGATGAAATTTTTGGCAAATTTCTTCGTAAATACCAAAAAATTGATGAAGGCTTGATGGAAACAGGGTATAGATTAATCACCACAAAAGAAGTTTTATTATCGGTATTCGAGGATACGGGACAGGCGTTTGAGTTAGCTACAGCAAGTATCAATGAGTCAAATCTCGTTGGTTTGTTTTCGGGCGGGATAGTAAAACTTTTAACAGTTGTCAAAAAAAATATATTTGATTTTACACAAGCGATCGCTGATTCATTTGGTGGATTAAAAGAAGCGTATGATGCTATTTCAAATTATGCCGATAAATTTCTTACCGAATCGGAAAAACAACAGAATGTCATAAAACACCTAACTGATGTATTTGATAATGATACTATGACAAGTTTAAATTTGGCGCTCCCTCAAACCAGAGATGAATTCAAAAAGTTAGTTAAAAGTCTTGATATAACGACCGAAAGTGGATTAGCAGCATATACAACATTAATAAAAGCAACGGATTTAGCAGATTCTTATTACAGTATATTAGAAGAAAATAGAGAAAAAGCTCAGGATATTGTAAAGACAACGGCTGATATGGCATATGAACTTAGTCTTGCTTCCGGTGAAATATCTCAATATGAACAGAATATTTTAAATATTCATAAAAAAAGCGATGCTTATTATGATTCTTTAGTTGACAACGGCGTGTCTCTTGAAGAGGCCACTGCCAAAACAACCGAGTGGGCTGCTGCTATGTCTGAACTTACCAAGCAGGAAATGATAAACAACACCACCCGGAACTTAACCATTCAATTGTTACAAGCACAAGGGGAAACAGAAAAAGCTCTGACTATGCAACGCGAAGATGAAATTAATGCACTACGAGATACGTTCGGTGATTTAGCCGATCCGATGATAGAAATCCAACGTGAAATATGGAATCTTCAAGATGCATCGGAAGTAGCAGCTTCAGCAATGAAACGGCTTGCAAACGTTATGTCGGATTTTTCCATTGCTTCAAAGGTAGCAGATATATCGGGCTTATCTGATCAATTTCAACTGCAGCAAGTTGCTCTTAACTTAGGATGGCTCGAATCCGGAATTCCTTCAATCTCGGATATTAGAGACTTTGTTGAAGGTGTTTTAAGTTCATCTGTTTCTGAAATTAGAGAACAAGCCGTTTCATTCGGCATGTCCACTTCCGATTATCTTGATAATATCGGTTTTCTTTATTCTGGTCTTCAGAAAATGGATGAAGCGATTGCTCAGGCAGGTGATACATCCAAACGGGCTGCGGCGGCATTACGGGATTATGCAGATAATCTAAAATCTCAAATCAGCGCAGTAGAAAGTATACAAGATCTTCTTAATAATATCAGGGGCGAAGGTAACCTTGCACCGGTTCAAAGTATGGAGTATTTTGAAAACAGATATGCCCAACTTCGATCTGAGGCTATGTCCGGTGGGGAGAGGGAAACGAAAATTTTTACTGATTTCACCACAAAATATCTTGAATTTGCCCAAAATTACGGAGGTGATTATCAAAGTGTTACAGATATGGTTATCGGTGACTTGGAAGATTTGCAAACATCTATTGCCGGGGATAAAACTTTAGCTGATTTATACGATCAATTAGAAAGAGTTAATGCCAGATTGGATGCTGTAAGCCATAATACTTATGCGACAGCTACCGGTATTGCCGACGCTATTGGTAAAACTATGGAAGCATTATTGGAAGGCTTTAAAGATCAGAGTCTTCCATGGGAAGATTGGATGAAGGAAACTCGGCAGGATTTTTATGGGATTTTGGATTCTTTTAGAAATGTAATGGCAACAGGTATACTAAATATTGGAAAAGGATTTGAAGCTGGTAAAGGATGGTTAGGGGAAGGAAGCGGCATAGATATAATTGAACTTGCCACAGGGGCGTATCAGGCTTCCATATATGGTGAAGGTGGAGATAAACTATATGATATGATCTTTGAGAATGTTCAGGCCATAACAAGTAGTTTGCTATGGCGTATGATGGAACAAACCCCGGAGATTATGACTAAATGGACAGAAGCACCACAGCATCATTTTGCCTCAGGCACAGATTCTGCTCCTGGGGGCTTAGCATGGGTGAATGAAGAAGGCCCGGAACTGCTCAACTTGCCACAGGGAACGCAAGTAACAAGTCATTCCGACACCATTAAAATGATTACTGACGCAGTAGGTAATGCAATCGAAAATACCGCCCCCGGTGGACAAAAAATAACAGTTTTAGTAAATGTCAAAATGGGAACAAAAGAATTTAAAGACTTTACTGCAGAGACTATACGAGTTGATAAGGAAACACAAAAACAGATTAGAAGGGTTGCAGCAAATGGGTAATATTTGTCATGTAGGAGGTTGCTAAATTGGCCGCAAAGGAAATGCATGATTATCTATCAGATGTAGCTGCCGATTGTGTTACGACTTTATCCGTAACACCTGATGCAGTCCTTACTGAAAAAGGACGGAAACATCAAGTTCTGCATATATTTGACGATGCTTCTGTTGTTGGAGTATCAATCAATGACGACTCTTACTTTGAAGTGACTCTTCAATGGGATGTAATATCCGAATCCGATGCCGGATTAATTTTAGATATGTGGCATGATAAAACCAAAGCAAACGGCATAGAAAATATGTTTTATTGGGTTCATCCGATAGACGGGCATACATATACGGTACGATTTTTAACAGAAATTGAAAGGGCTTATTCACAGGCGCTTGGAATTATGCAAAGAGTTTCTCAAGTTACGTTACGTGTTGAAGGGATGAAAAGTTTATTTGAAACTTTAGCAGTAATCGGTGATCATGCCATTGGCGGTATTGGGGAGGAAAATTAAGATATGAGTATAAGTTGGCTATTTGAAATTAATTCTTATAGATATTCTACCAAAACAACTACGTATAATGGCGATTCGTATCTTGCGAAGATTATACCTGATTCTTTTAACGGGGTAACAATGCGGTGCAGTATTGATGGTCATTTGCTTGCACCGAACGATGTTGAGTTCGAGATTAGTAATGCCGATGGTGGTTTAAGCCGATCTGATGTTGAAGGTTATGATTGTATAATCAGAAAGATTACCGGGACGGCGCAAAGTCGGGTATGGAAGTTTAAAATCAAAAGAGCTGTTCCATATTACGGCAAACTTAAATGTTATTGTGTGGATTTTTTGCAGGAATATCTTGAGGGGACTTGGCCTAAAACATTACATCCTAAAGAGATTTGGCCGTCAGATGATTTTGACCCGGATACTTTGAATGATTTTTGTGTTCCGGTGGTGTTAGGAACAGCATACATTCCAATTATGTCAGTCAATACAGGAACTGAGAGATTCTATGTTATAGGGGATGATACCGCCCCGACTTATACAATATCTGAAGTAACAGATCCCCACGAATGGCCGGGTGTAAGTGTTTACGACAGCGGGTCTTATACTTTTAATCAGTCGGATAATAACGGGTATAAACTGGCTCAATTTTTAATCCAAGACGGTAATAACGGATTATTTTCAGCAGGCGACGGGTGGTACCCACCATTGGTTAAGTTTTCCCGGAGCGATACTGTTTCCCTCACCAGTCCTGAAGAATGGCTTGAATATATCCTTGAAGATTTTGGTGTGGCATCCGCTGATATTGATACTGGTGAAGGCAGTTCTTTTGTTGCTGCCGGAGATATTTATGCAGCTCGTTCTCAAACTTTTAACGGTGGATTTTGGAAAAAGGAAAACAGAGAATCTTTAATTGCTAATTTATTAAGCAATTGTGATTCAATGCTTGTTGTAACAGATAAGATTGAATTACACCCGTTTGACAAAACATCAGTAAAGACATTTACCAAAGCGGATGTTATAGAGAATTCTTTCTCATCTGCTCCCATCACACAATCTCATTTTGATGGAGGTCGGGTAGCTTGGCCGAATGCGGATAAACCGCAAGATAAGTTTCCCGGTAAAAGTGTAGTTCCTTTATACACTGCGCAGACTTCCATAACCAATCCGGCAGGAGATGTTTTTTATTACCGATTTGATTCCACAAGTCAAAACGCTCAAGATGCAAGTGTTTTACATTTTGCTAAACAATATTTACAAAAAGATCAGATTCGTTTTGAATCGGAATGCTCCAAAATTTCCAGCATTGATACCATACGTCCGGGGCAGGTAATTACATTAAATGATGCTATTTTCGGCGCTTCGTTTGATTTGATTATTGAATCTATATCATTTAATTATGACAATTCCGTTAGTATCGAAGGTGTGCGGCTTTTATATCTTGAAGACTGGAATGATATGAGTTCAAGCGAAATTACTATTACCGGTGATTCAAGCTCAGGTTGGTCGGTCGCAATTATAGGAGATGCCGGTGTTTTACAAGGGGATGTAAATTGGTCAGCAGTGCAAGATGATGATAGTAATAAACCTGAGGATAATGCTGATGTCACCTCCCAGCATGCCGGGAATTTAGTTGACAACCCGAATTTCGAGGCCGGGGATGTTGGATGGACATATATATATTCGGGTTGGTCGATTGAAACCGGAAATCAAATGTTAGGCACGTATTGTGCTGTTAATAATGGTAGCGATGCTCAATTACATAACAATAATAAATTTCCTGTAGGCGCAGAAGAGCGATATTTAATTCAAGGATGGGTAAAAGCCGATGCAGATGCGGATGGCAGTGGTACTATTCGCCTTCAATATTATACAGATGGAGATGAATTAATATCCAATAGTGTTTTATATAGTGCCGCTTGTAGTTCTTGGCCTACAGCATGGACGTTTAAAAGAGCAACTGCGATAGTCCCGGCAACGGCGGCATATGCTATAATGACATTCCATCGTTGGGATACCTCAACTACAGGTAATATTTATATTGATAACGTATCCTGTTCTCAAATTCTTATAGACGCCGATGTTGATGTATTGCAGACAACCAATGCCCCTGCGGCTGCTAATGCTGATGTCACCGGAGACAATACGGCGAATGATGTTGAAGTTGGTGGTGGTAGAAATGTAGCGGAAGCTGGGGCTGACGTCACCGGAAACAATACGGCAAATAATACCACTTATGTGCATGGATCACAGACCCTATCCGGGAATCAGTATGGAGTTTATGGCGATCTCAAACTTTATGATGGCGCGGATTTAATTTTTTATGACTCCGCATCTACATCGGTGTTCAGAATATACAACGATCCGGATTGGATATACATCGCCTCATCGAAAGATTTAAACTTTCAAGTAAACGAGTCCCATCAAATGCACATCTGCGCCGGGCTGGGGACAGACATTGAGATCGATACCGACTATATTGATATTTGGGTGGATCATTATTCATGCATTAAGTTTGAATATGATTACATCACTATTTATACGCCTGAAATCAGCTGCACCAACGTTGTACCGAGAGCAGATAATACCTATCATCTGGGAACTTCATCAGCGGCATATACGTATATCTACACATATGATCTTTATATAAAAGGCAATGTCAGCATTAACGGCAATGCCGGATGGAATGGAACCTTCACCAATGGAGATGGTGCCACTGTAACAGTAACCGAAGGAATAATAACAGGAGTAGCCTAATGGAAATAACATATGGGAATCAGGAAATAGTCCGTTTTATGTATGACGTGGTTGATAAAAAACTGGTGCTTACCGTCAAGCAGGAAATTCTTGAAGACGGGGTTTTAAAAGATCATATCATGCCCTCAATTGTTGCACGAAATGAAGATTTTGAGCCACTTCTTGAAAGACTATTGCCAGTTACCGATGGAGCTCGGAATAAAATTGAAACAGAAGCTAAAAAGATATTGCAGGAATCTTGGGAGAAGAAAAAAGATCAAAGAAAAAATGGAAAAGCAAATAAGGAGATGGTATAATGGAACAATCACAACCCGCAGTACCGCTGGAAGAGTTAGCAATTGTATCTTTCAATAAAGATATTCAATTAGCCATATTGCAAAAACAATTAAAAGAAGCAAATCGACAAATTCAAATTTTAGAGGCAAAATTAAAAGATACGAATAAAAACTAACTTGCAGGTGCAGCCTGCAAAATAATTGCAGAGGTAAAAAAAATGGAATACTTTGCGGATAGAGTGGGAGAAACCACTACTACGACCGGAACAGGAACAATTTCGTTAGCTGGAGCAAAACCGGGATACAGAACATTTGTGGACGGGATAGGTAACGGTAATGCCTGCAAATACCTTATTATTAATTCATCAGGCGATTGGGAAATCGGATCGGGAACGGTTACAGATGCCGCTACGGATACATTAAGTCGTGATGCTACCCCTGACAGTTCAAGTAATGCTGGAGCACCGGTTGATTTTCCCACCGGGACTAAGAGTGTTTATTGTATTGTAAGCGCTTCTCAGCTTTCGGGGAATATAGAAATTGGTGCACAAGCAACAGGAAATCGTGCTGCTTACATAGATTTTCATGGTGATGATACTTATACTGATTACGGTCTTAGGTTAATAAGAGACGATACTGGGGCAAATGCTCCTTCAAAATTGATACATCGAGGAACAGGGAATTTACAATTGTACATACAAGAAGCCGGTGACATGGAGTTTTTTACAGATTCATCTACAAGAGTAGTAATAGATAGTACTGGCAACGTCGGCATCGGGACGACGAGTCCAACACCAGCCTATCGATTAGATGTATATGGTAAAACACGAATACATGGGAATCAATTAATAATTGAACAATCACAATCATCTTTAACTAATACACAGATACAGAGTACGGGCTTTTCGTGGGTTGGAATAGTTTTAGGATCCGGTAATGGTACAGATGAATACGGGAGTCTCTCTTTGGGAGGAACCTACCGTTCCTCTGGTTCACCGATGGGAAAATTAGGATTTCATTCTTTTAATACTGACAACAACTTGGCCGCTACTGTTGGGGCATTGATTTGTTCGCTTAGTGATAATTCAACACTTACTGATTATGGAATGCACTTAGCTTTTCACACGAGAGAAAGTGGTGGGTCTTTAGCGGAAAGGGTAAGAATTTTAAATAACGGCAACATCGGCATTAATACATCAACTCCTTCTGAAAAATTATGCGTACCTGGCAACATGGTGGTCGGGAACGCTGCTGTAGGCACTTCAGGAACAAGAGTTCTCATGCTCACGAATGGCGCAGTCCCGACTTCAAGCCCGGCTAATGCGGTTCAGTTGTATGCGGAAGATGTGACAAGTTCCAGTGAATTGAAGGTCAGAGATGAGGCGGGGAACGTAACCACTCTTTCTCCCCATAATTTCAATTTGTTTACTCCCGATTCTTCGTATGAGCTTCCCTGGTCATATTACTCGAGAAACGAATATATCGGCAAGGAAATTAATATTGATATGTACGGAGCGATTAAAGCAATTGAAGAATTGGCGGGGAAGAAGTTCATTTACACGGTTGATATTCCCAAAAGAGATTGGAATATTGATCAAGAAAAAATTAAAAAAGATAAAGATCAACAAGCTCTAAAAGAAGCTCTTGAAGAAGAAATTGAAATTCCGCTGTCAGATGCTATGGAAACGGTGGAGGAAACAGAACGGATTGAAACGGGTAAAAAGACAGAGATAGGCTATGAACTTGATCTTGAAGCGGGAGAGGTGAAAGAGGTGGAAAAAGAAATCCCGGTTTACGAAAATCAACCTACCGGGAAAATAAAGAAACAGTTAAAACCCGGAGTTAGATTTGATGAAGCAACCGGTAAATTTTTCAGGAAAAAGACTGAAGCAGACGTTACAATAACATCGTATATTGAAAAACAACCACCCCAATGGATTCAAGATAGAATCGGGGATGCTAAAACAAAATAGCAAAAACGACAACTGAAACCGGATTAACTGAAAAGGAAAATGTGCATGGCTAATGGGATAATATCCAAAGAAGATTTTGAAACGATTGGGGATACAAATATTAAATTAAATATTCTCTTTGGGACTATGATTGATATAAAAAATATTATGCACAATCAGGATAAAAAGATAAAAAAAATTGAGAATCGACCATTATATGACAAAGTCAGCTCATTTGCAGGGGGTGTCATAGGCGGAATTATTGCGATGCTGGGTAAAATTTACTTTGATTTATATGACGGAGGATAGAAAAATGACTCCGTTCAAACCTTATTACTTTGATCTCCATGAGTTCCTCCCAAAAGAAACTTATCAGGAATTGTATCCTGTATATGGTGAGAAACTTTGGAGAATGTTTCCTTTTGAGTTGATCTGGACGGTAGATCAGCTTAGAATGAGATATGGTAAAGGATACGGAAATGATTGGCATTGGCGGAAGAATGACCCGGAAGCTAATCAATACAGGGGTTGGCGGCCGATGGATTGTCCGGTGGGGGCAAAACTGTCTCAGCACAAATTTTACCGGGCTTTCGATTGGATGCCCGATAGAACGACAGCAGATGTTATCAGATGGGATTGTTTGCAATATCCATTTGACCCACCTTTTATGTATATTACTGAAATTGAAAAGAATGTTCCTTGGTTTCACTTTGCAATAGGGACACACGATAAACATCTGGGCGGGATTACGATAATATGAAACATGATAAAAAAGTATCTTTTCTAACAGAACTGGATGCCGTGCTTATAGATAATGATGTAGTGTGGGAACTTAGGGAACCACTGGCATATTACAGCAAAATAATAAACCAAATTATTATCATCCCTGCCGGTTTTCAAACAGATTTTTCCAGCGTTCCCAGAATCCCGATTATTTATTTTTTCTATGGAAATCGAGCACACAGAGAAGGGGTTTTACATGATTATCTTTATCGTATTGACAGCAAGCCAATAGTAACAGAGCATGTAGCAAATATTATTTATCTTGAAGCTATGAAAAGCCGGAGCAAATCATGGTTTATTCGTTATAGCATGTATCTAGGGGTATGTATCGGCGGTTTTACCGCTTATCATAAAAGGTTAGTTAATGCGAAACTTATTTAATTAAAAGGAGATTAAATTATGGCAACAAGAAATAATCGTGGCAATTCCGGACGTGGGGGAAGAGGAACTTGTGGTGGAACTCGCAGACGGGATGGAAGTGGTAGAGGAGTTGGTAACCGGGGAACATCAAGACAAGGGACAAAGAAAAAATAATCGAGTCAGCTACTCCAATTTCAAGCAAGGCGTGATGGAAAATAGTTAAATGATGTATGTTGCTACTAACAACATACACCAGTAAAAATTTTACCGCGCATCAATGAAAAACCACTTTTTTTGCATTATATATTTTAAATGAGGAAGTTTTTATTAAATTAAATTTACACGAGGAAACTTTACATGTATATATTTATTTACTCTCATAGTATCTGGGCTCCAAGCGGCTACGGACAACAAACTGCTCAACTTGCAACACACCTAGTAAATGCCGGTCATAAAGTATCGATAGTCGCAATAGATTATCATTCAACGCCGCTTAATTTTAATGATATAAAAGAATTTCCAACGCGACCTGATGTAATAAACTCGTATCAAGATCTATATTTCTGGGTTGGCGAAGAAAAACCCGACATAGTTATACAATTATTCGACGCTTGGGTAATAGGTAAACCGTGGATAGATAAAAATAGTGTGCCAATATACACGTTCAATCCAGTTGATTGCTCCGATCTTCCACGAAATTTTATAGCATCATGTAAAAACTCTTCGCTTCATATTGCTATGAGTCCCAATGCTCATAAATTGTTTAAAACACATTCACTAAAGCCTAATACCTATATCCCACATTCTATCGATACCACATTTTTTAAGCCGATGAATAAAAACAAAGCAAAGCAAAGATTCAATTTTCCTGCTGGTAGTTTTATTTTTGGCATAGTAGGGACGAATTTAACTGCTAGAAAAAATCTTCCGGGGCAACTTCTCGCTTTCTCTCATTTCTTGCAAATAACTAAAGCTAAAAATTGCTTCTTATATTTACATACAGCAATATATGAAGAAATTGCATCTTCTTTTGATATTCAATATTTGATTGAGACTTTAAATATAAAAGATAATATAATAATACCGAGACCTCAACAATATCTACTTAATAACATTGCAAATAATAAAATGCTTGATATATATAATTCAATAGATGTTTTAATGAATTGCTCCTACGGAGAAGGATTCGGCATACCTATTATAGAAGCGCAATCTTGTGGAAAACCGGTCATAGCTACAAATTGTTCTGCTATGCCATATACTTGTGGTAAAGGCGGAATTTTAATAAAAAAGATACAACCCTATTGTGATAGTGGCCATATGGGATGGTGGGGTATCCCCGATGTAGGCGAAATCGTGGAAGCTATGATTATGCTCTATGAAGATAAAGAGCTAAGAAAAGACCTTTCACATAAAGCTATAGAAAATGCTAAAAAATATGACTGGAAAATTTGGATTCCAAAATGGCTTAAGATTCTCGAAGCCTAAAATATGTGCATGCGGAGCTACTTTTTACGGGCCTAGTAAAGAGTGCGATGAATGTTACTTTAAACAGAACTATTTAAAAGTTGGTAAATGTATAATTGAAAACGCGCCCGGAAGATGTGAGGAAACTGATCTTACTTGCGAACATTATAATGAATGTTTAGATGCCGCAAACAAAAATAATTGGATTGGATGGAGAAAGGTAAAAAATGGCAATCAAACTTAATATAATTTGTACAGCAGCTAAAACTTGTGCTCAAGGTGATCGTTGTCTTATAGTTAATCCAATCAAAGTTTTAGACCCTAAAGATGCCGGTGGAGATTTTTGCCCGGTTTTAAAAACTAGATTAATAAGGCGCGATCTACAAATAAGATGTTTTTCATACACAGAAAAGAGAGGAACCTATAATGAAAGATGAAAAAGAGAAGACTAAATTTCCGAAAGAAAAAATAATAACTAGAAAAGAAATGTTCCGTTGTAAAAAATGTAATCAATTTAAACCTTTAAAAGAAATAAGTTATCTCGAAGTGACTCAAAGAAATCGGCCATTTGCTTTTGAACATATCATTTTTAACTCAAAAGCAAGTGTAGCTATTTGCCAAAAATGTCGTGAAAGTTTAAGACGAGGATAAGAAAATGAGTGGAAAAATATCTGAAATTATCGCAAATAACACGAAACAAACAACAATAAAGATAACAAAGGAAATGCACCAGAAGCTTAAAATGTTAGCTTACGCTAAAGATTTAAAGATTTACGAGCTTATGTTTAAAGCTCTCGATGTGTATATCAAAGAGAATGAAAAAATCTTGAAAACCTTTTTATCAGGTGAAAATGAAGAATGCGAATAATAATATACTCACACCCGACATATGCTCAGACAGGCTTTGGTAAAGTTGTTAAAAATCTCGCCTCTCATCTATCGAAAAATCATGATGTCTTTATTGCTCCTATTGTAGGGCATGGTGGTAGCGCCACATTTGCTGACGGCTATCAACTTCTATCTATTCCGGGGCAACTTGACTTTACGCCTAGATGGATAGCAAAATGGGCGAAGGATCTAAAAGCTGATCTTATCATACAACACTTTGATATATGGATGCTTAAAGCTGGTTGGATACTAGATATGCCATGCCCCGTTATTACTTATTCTCCGGTTGATTGCTACCCTTTACCGAATAATTTTGTAGAGGCAGTTCAAGGGGCTAAGATAAATGTTGCCATGAGTAACCATGCAGAAATGTGTTTTATGGAAGAAGATTTGCCTTCTATTTATATCCCACACGGAGTCAATCTTGATCTTTACAGTTTTAAAAAAGATGCAAGAGAAAAAATCGGAATGCCACAAGATTCCTTCATAATTGGAATGGTGGTTACAAATGGAAGCACTAGAAAAAACATCGGGGGTCAAATCGAAGCTTTCGCGGACTTCATAAAAACATCGAACATCGATGCTTATCTTTATATACATACGCAAAGCCTTCAAACTACTCCAGAATCATTTGACATAAATGTTCTTGTTGAGAAGCTTAATATAGTAGGGAAAGTAATTCTACCTGACCCAGATACTTATGCTATCGGCTTCGCAGAAGATATAATGCCTTACATATACAGCAGTTTTGATGTTCTTCTTCAATGCACTTTAGGCGAAGGTTTCGGGCTTCCTATCATTGAAGCCCAATCATGTGGCGTCCCTGTTATAGGCACTAATTGCTCAGCTATTCCAGATATTATCGGAGAAGGTGGAGATATTATTTTCAACGGCACTTCTCTTATGTTACCTTATTCTTTATCAAATTTTAGAGTACCAGATAACATAGAAATAAGTAATACCCTTTTAACTTACACGAATAAGAAATATCTAAGCAGAAAGAAAAAAGCAGCTTTAGAAAATGCCCAAAAATACTCTTGGGAATTAGTATTTTCTAAATGGGATGAGCTTTTAGCTTCGTTGTAAACGGCGATTTTAAGGGCGATAATTTTTGGTAATATATGGGTATTATATAAACGATAATCGTTTAAAAATAAACGAATGGTTTGTCCCCCCGACGAAATTTTAAATAATATAAGGGTAAAAATACCAAACAAAATGTCATAGGCAAGAACATAAAAACCCCCAAACATTAAATCAATTAAAGGTGCTAAGTGGAAAAACTTGTTCGACAGCTAACTTGTGATTATTGCAAAAGGAAAGAAAATGTATCAGCTATAGGTGTTTTAACTGGTCTTTTAGATTGGAGAAAAATCAAACCTAGCGGCATGACTTTACATTTTTGTTCAAATAGATGTGAGAGAAAATATCTAGAAAAATGTACTAACACTGATCTTAAAAGGAGATAAGAATGGGCTATATTGAAAATCCTAAAACTAAAGGTTCAGGTATTTTTTGTGTCATTCCGCAAAAAGAAAAATGCCCGGCTGGTTGTAAAGATTGCTTCTTTCAATCAGGCAGAAGCTATCTTGAACCTCTAGAGGAGAATCTACCGAATATCCCTGAAGTCAAAGAAGGCGTGGTTTATAGGATAAATGATGGCAACGATTCGTCAATTGATATAGATGATGTGCTAGAGGTTTCCGCAAAATACCCAATGAAATTTTATAACACCAGCTTTTTGACTGTGATAGATAGCTTCGATGCACCAGTCGTTTTGACTATAAATCCTGATGAGATGACAGATAAGAGTTTTCATAAATGCGAAAGCAATAATTTGATGTTTGTTAGATTCAGATGCAACACTTGGAATTTTCGCTCTCTCGGAACTAGAGCTATTATGTGGTATGTTGAGAGAGAAGTTCCGGTAGTTTTAACTTTTATGGCTTATCATTCGAGAGATAATATTCCTGAAATGCATCGAGAGAAGTACATCAGAGCTAAGAGAACTATTAATGATTATTGGGTTATTAGGAATAGAGAATGGAAGTTGATAATGGATAATTGCAGAGCTATGAGCTTTGGGAAATACATTTATAGCTGTGGGACTAGCGATGTGCATGAATGTAAGTTTTGCGGGAATTGCTTGCAGCACTATTTTAGAAAAATAACTGAGATGAAAAATAACAGCCAAATCAATCATGATAAAGAGTAAATTGTTAGGAACAACATGCTATATTTAAAACAATTTAATATAAAAAGTGCCGCTTTTAAGATAAAAGCCCTTGAAAAAGATCCTAAAATAACTTATCGCTATCCTTCCTTTTTTAAAGGACGCAATCATATTTGTACTTTAATTATTCATAATCGAGAAATAAGGGCGTTTGTTTGGCATAGGAGAATTTAAAATGTTTACGATTAAATGGCAAGTAAAAGATAAAACTGAAAAACATACATCGCCAAATATTTTTACTGAAGAAAGAGCCGAGTATCTTTGCAAAATGGCGAATGAATTTTTTGATCAAGCATATCATTGGATGGAGCAAATATGATAATTCTAGTCGTCGGTTATAATAGACCACATTATTACGAGAAGTGCATAAATGCTATTAAAGCAAACTCCCCTAAAAGAGTTATCGTCTCAGTTGATGGTGGAGATAAAGAAGCGCAAGCGGAATATAGAAGATTAACACCATCAAACTATGAGTTCATAGCGCATCCTGAAAATCTAGGGATAGCACATCATCTCTTTGAAATGCGTGATCTTGTCTTTGCGCAAACAGATCGGATGCTTATAATTGAAGATGATGTTATCGTCGCGCCTAATTATGTTGCGTTTATAGAGCAACTTCTTGATTGGAGTGAACAATTTGATGATGTCGGAGCGGTTACTGGCTGGAAGCCTTGTTTTCTCGAAAAAGATGAAAAAAGAAAGAAAGCCCGCTTAGTCGGAATGCACAATACGAACTGGATAACTTATGGGATGAAACGCCGATGCTGGTTTGACATCAGAGATGATATGCAAGAGTATCTTGATAGATTTATAAGAAAAGGGCATTATAGACAGAGGCCTAATCAAGCTATAAGAGATTGGGGAACGGAGAAATTTGTAACCCCTGAGAAGATCTGCGATAACCCTTTTCCTAGACATAAAGGTGCGTTCTGGGCTCCTGGAATGTTCCAGCGAGCTGTATACCCATCCTCACAAGATGGCGTGTTAGTGGGGAGCTTTCATTTGCGAGGATGGAAAAAAATTAACACTATTGTTAATAGGTGTATTTATATAGGAGAAAAAGGTGAGCATGGAACTCCGCAACATTTTCGCAACAGGAAGTTTGGAGAGATGAAGCTTGATGTTTTTAAAGAAACTGGAAAATTTAAAGCTATAGGAGGATAAAATGAGCTTAGTTCTTATTTTGATGCTAGTTATTATAGGTGTTTATTTACTTTATCCTATTTTTTACGCGCTAACTCATAGTTGGCTTGAAAGAAGAATAGAAAAATGGATGAAGGAACAAGTAAAGCAAATTAACCGGAGTTAATGAAGAATCTAATGAAAAAGCTAATGAAGATTGAAATAGGCCCTGGTAAAAAACGACTCTCACCTGATTGGATAACGCTAGGCTCGAATCTAAGAGATGATATTGATTATCATTATACTTGGGGCGATGGGCCGACTCACTTTGAAGCAGAAACAGTAGATCTTATTTATACTAATCATGTTCTTGAGCATATCGCTTGGCATAAAACAGAGATTGCTCTTAGAGAAGCTTATAGAATCTTAAAAATCGGTGGTATCTTAGAAATTTGGGTTCCTGATTTCGAGCAAATAGTTCATGGTTATTTAAGGAGAGAATGTTTAGACAACTTACGTCATTTTAATCCAGAAGGCGATTTTATGAAGTGGGTTAATGCAAAAATCTTCCGCCATGGGGAGGAAGGTGAGAGACATTTTTGCGTTTTCGATCAAAGTTCGCTTAGAAGGATATTAAAAAAAGTTGGTTTTAAGACCTTTTTGCTTGACTCCCCTAGAGGAAATAATCACGGGACTAATCTTGGAGTAGGAGGTGAGAAATGATTTTGCCACCCAAAAATCTGCGAAGATGCGGAAAAGATTACCGAGAGGACGATGCTAACTATGCAAGACTCTCTTTGATAGAAGCTGATCGAGTTCTAAAACAAAAACATAAAAAAATCCTCGATATAGGTTGTGGAACAGGCCGCCTTTATATGGCGCTTCAAGAAAAAGGTTGGAGAGGTGAATATGTTGGTGTAGATCCTGATGAAATTCCTATAAACTGGGCGACGGCGGCTTTTCCAGAAGTTACGTTTAGAAGAATGAATTTTTACAACAAAAGATTCAACCCTACAGGAACTATCTATCCGTATGAATGGAAGTTTCCAAAAAATGAAAAATACGATTTTGTTTACATGTATGCTATTTTTCTCCATATGACGCTAGATGATATTATTTGTTATCTCATCAATATCTATGAAGTTTTAGCTAAAGGCGGAAAGTTCTTCTTTACGATTTATGCAGAACCTAACGTTGAAATTATAAATATAAATGCGCCGAACTACCCACCGGGTTATGGGATAGAAAATTCACCGCTTCATCATGTTAGATATAATGAAGATTTTCTTAAAAAGGTTTTAGCTCTTCTTAATTTTAAAATTTTAGATATAACAAAAGAATGGAACTCTCAAACAGGATATTTGGTGGAGAAATGAATATTTCACTTGAGTTTACAAATCATTGTAATTTTAGATGCTATTTTTGCCCTCATTCTCTTTATAAAACGAAACATGAAGGTAATCCGTTTGATAGAGAAAAGGGATTTTTGAAAAGGAAAACTTTTCGCAAAGCCCTTGAGTTTATCAAAAAGAAAGCAACCGCAGTTACTATCGGATACTTCGGGGAACAGCTTCTTCATGAAAGATTTAATGAGTATGTTACTTTGCTTGATGAAGATAGGAAGTTTAAGCTTGTTCTTAATACTAACTTCTCTTTAGTAACTGATGAGCATCTTAGATATTTAAATAAATTTGATAGAATAAGAATATCTCTAGACGCTACAGATTCAGAAACCTTTGAGAAACTTTGCCCAGGCGGGGCTATAAAGACTTTCGGGGGCGCTAATACTTTTAACCGCTTCGAGAGTTTAGTTAAGAAGATAAGAGAATATTTGAAGATGGAGGAGAGACCCTCAGTCCGGCTTATCTTTGTAAAGTCAAGATTTAACGAGGGGAAGGAAGAGCTTTTTGAAGAACAATGGAAACCTTATCTTAAAACTTCTGATATTATCACTTTCAAGAGTGTTTTATCTTATGGCGGCGTCATTCAAGATGGAATTGTAAGAGAAGGAGGCTGTGCTATCGCGAATGGAAATGTCGGGATTATCTCTTGGGAAGGAGATATAACACCTTGTAATCTTGATGTTAATATGGCGATGAAAAGCGGAAATGTTTTTGATAAGGAATTTCCAGATAAAGCACTTTGGGGCGCCGCGCTTCATAGCATTAGAAGAAACGAGGGAATTTGCCAGAAGTGCGTTGACGGCGGTAATCATTCTCAGAGGAGTGTTTATGGGATGTTATGAAACTTTATGAGCTTAGGAGGAAAGATCAATGTTTCTAACGAAAGAAGAAAAACAGTTTATTTATGCCAATATGATAAAGATTTTAAGTGATTACTATATAGGCGATACAGACGGAGTTATGTTAGAGATAGCAGACATTTTGCTATTTGAGATAGACGCATATTTCACGGATCTAGATGTTATCTTAGCACAAAGAGTTGCGTTGAAAATGAGGGAGGATTTAGATGCTTAAGTATCGTAATTATCAGGATATGTATGTTGTTATCTGCAACAATCTCATGCCGAAGCTTTATGACCTCGGCGTAAACGCGGTTTTTGCTGTTCCGCGCTCCGGCGCCATCCCCGCTGCTATGATAGCTACGCTTCTTCACGTCCCTCTTGGTTTCGCGGGACAAGACGCTTTGAGCGGAAGGAGAATTAAGCTTTATCCTGGAAACTCCGGAGATAAAGTTCTTATAGTCGACGACTCCATACATGGCGGGCGCGCAATGCAAAGAGCGATTAAAACGCATTCAAGTAAGGGGCGAATAATCTCATGCGCCATTTTCGCTTCTCCTCATTCAAAAGATAAAGTAGATTTCTTCGGAGAAATTCTTCCAGCTCCGCGCCTTTTCGAGTGGAATATGTGGGGCATAGAAGCTACGACTCATTTCATGTGTGATATGGATGGCGTTCTTTGTAAAGACCCGAAACCTTATGACGATGATGGACTGCTTTATCAGAAAGCTCTTGAAAATGCTGCCCCGAAGTTTCTTCCGAAAGTTCCTATTCACTCTATTTGTACTAATAGGATTGAAAGGTGGAGAGGGATAACTGAAATTTGGTTGAAGCGCCGCAAGGTGGATTATGGCGAGCTTATTATGCAGCCTTATAAAACTGCGGCTGAGCGCCGGAGGATAAGCGATCCTGCTAAGTTTAAAGCTTCTATCTTTGAAAAAAGAGGGGCTTTCGTTTTTATCGAAAGCCACGATCATATTGCCGCTAAAATGATAAATTACACTGAGAAACCTGTGCTATCGATTCAGAGCGGGAAAGTTTATGGATAAAATGTGATTTTACCAAAATCAAAATGTTACTATGAAACGTATCTTGTCGAACGCTTTGTAGAAAGGGTTTAAAATGAAATGCCAATTTTGTGGGAGTATTAATCTAGGTGAAATACAAACAGACATAGTGTCTGAATCTGATGATCCTCAATATGCAGAATTTAAAGAAATTAAATATAGAGATTGCCTTGATTGTGGTGAACTTGCCGCATGGGTTGAATCAGATGTAAAAGAGGGCTTAAAATGAGAATCTTTGTCTTAGGGACAGGCCGTTGTGGGAGCACAACATTTTCAAAAGCTTGCTCTCATATCACAAATTATACGAGCGGGCATGAAACATGCAGAGGACAAGTCAATATTAAATATCCTGATAATCACATTGAAATAGATCCCCATCTTGTTTGGAATCTACCTCTTTTAAAACTTAAATATAAAGGTGCTTATTTTGTTCATCTACTCAGGGAGAGAGATGCTTGCATCGCGTCACTTTCAAGAAGAGTTTCTACTAAGAACCTTTGGATTCCTTTCGTCTATCAGAAGAAAAGCCCTTCTCCAGAGGAGATTAAAAAAGCTGCGAGTAATTTTTATGACAATATAAATTTAAATATTAGTATTTTATGCCCTGAAGCTTTTATTTTTAAACTTGAGACTTGGAAGATTGCTTTTCCTAGATTCTGGCGCGTTATCGAAGCTAAGGGTGGGTTGGGTGAGGCTCTAGCCGAGTTCAAAATCTTTTATAACAAAGATTGAAATGTTTTTGGGAGAAATTATGATTTTATATGATAGTTTTACAGATGAAATTCTTGGAGAATTTATATTTGATAACCTTTTCTTTGGGAAAAGATTTTTCTTCGAGAACGCTTGGTGGAAGGTTTATGGGATGAAGGTCAAGAAGAAAATAATGGGCGTTTACGTCATCAGGAGTTATAAAACTGAGGGGATTTAAAGATGAGAGATAACCTTGTTAAAGAAATAATGAAAATGGGCGCAGATGAAAAAGACGCGCAATATTTCGTAGATGCTATCATCCTGATTTTGAAAAAGTGGCATATTCATGATATTTTAACTTTACTGGAGGATTGGAATGATTAAAAACTCAGCTTTAGCGATGTTGACGCCAGAAGAGATTTATAAACTGAATGAGATTTCTTCTTCTTTTGAGAATATCTTTAATAAGTTTATGAAAGAAAATGGGATTGAGGATATGGCTATAGTCTTCGCGCACCTTCTCGGAAAGATGATTGATTATTCTTGCGGAGAAGTTAAAAAAACTCCCGATGAGTTTAAGAATGTTTTGCGGTATCATTTTGGAGAACAGGGGGGAAAATATCATGGGATTTTGATAAAGCTCTTCAACGCGGTCTTCGCGTCTTTCGGGCGAACAGATGCTATGCTCGTGCAAGTCTCAGTGCAGCTTCTGATAGCGAAACTTCTGGAAGGGGAAGCCCCGGAGAATGTTAAGATTGAGGGAGATGCTCTTTATATTAGGAAGAAAAGGAGATTTTGAGATGAAAAAATCTTTACATGGATGGGCGAAGGCGCTTTTAGCGCTACCTGATAAACCCTTCATTATCTCGGTTGATATTTCGACCGGGGAAGATGATGCAGGTGATCGAGTGTTCACAGATGAATTTTTAGGGGTTAGCAATATAAATGCAGAGGAATTGGTGTTACTTTTCTCAGGGACTATCAATAAATAATATAAAACGAGGAGGATGTGATGAAAGATATCAAGTTCGATATTAATTCTCAACCTAAATTATCAAATTGGTCATGTTATATGTTCGGTAGTAAACCTGAAGAAAACGGAGGTTTTATATATACTCCAGTGGAAAAAACTTACCGAATAAATTTGTGCGATACTTAATGAAAATATGCTTTGCTTGCACTTGGATAAAAAACGATAATGAAGAAATTAAGTAGATTATTAATTATTGAAGATGAAATATAATCAAAAATTAATTATACAATATTTTATATCATTGATTTATTGTATGACACTTAATGGTTATATTTAGGGGGTAGCTATGAGTTACAATTGTGGTGTATTTAATTTGAAAAAAATAGAAAATTTTATTATTCCGGTTGATAGTCTTTTTAAAAGTGCCCGATCTGATTGGCACCCAAAACGAATTAATAACTATGACGGCTCAGTAACCTTTTCTTTTGGAGAATCAGAGCTTAACGGCCTGATAAAAGGCAAAATATTTGTATGCGATAATATTAGCTGTTGTGGTGAAGGGAGCGGGTTTTTTATGAATGAAATCCTTGAACCAGCGTTTAAAGATAGTACTGGGACGCTTATCGCTTCACTTGTATGGGAAGGTGGGGACTCAATCAATCGCCTTACAGTTGAAGACGGTAATATTTTATGGGAAGATATTGAAATATAACCAGAAAATGCGCAAGATGGCAAACAGCCGCCTCCGCAAGAAAGGAACTTTATGTATATAGTAAGCATGTCTTTTTTTCTAAGCCACTTGTACGGCGGTGAACTGCTATTCTAAGGGGTACGACTTCGGCGGTATTTACGATTGGATGCCGTCAAAACGGGTGAGTTGTTGGAAATGCCTGAAGCAATCAAAAGCAGATTGGGCTGCTATCCGCAAGCACCACCCGGAATTTTTTGTGGCTAACCAATCGCTGGACTCTGACGGCGAAAAGCAGCGGCAAGTTACCCCGATCGTTATAAGGCAGCAACCATGAGCAGAACATACAAAGACACCCGCAAATGGAAAGAAAAAATCGCAGATAGTTGTAATTTTTGTAGCTGTTGCATCGGCGGGATGGATTCGCAATGGAAAAAACTGCGTAGAAAATCACGCAGAGCGCAAGTTAAAACGGCATTGCGGCAGGGGAAAGAACTGCCAAGGTTTAAAAAAACGAACTTATATGATTTTTGGTGATCTCGCGGTGTCGGTGATGCGAGATAAAAGGAAAAAAGATGAGATTGATTGATACTAATGATTTAAGAAAGGCGGCACAAGTCGTTTATTTAGTTACAGATAAAAATCTTGGAAATGTTATATCAAGCAAACTAAATAAAGCAGCTACAGTCATAGATGAGTTACAAGACTTAGTAGTCTGGATGACGGGCTGTGGATATGATTTTTGCCAGCATAAATATTTTCGTGATAAAGTTGATGAATTGTTAGAGATATATTCAGATTTAGAAAAGAATCAGGTTGAAGATGTGAAAAGTTTATATGCTATGGGGACTGTTTGTCGTGTCGAGGAGTCTACATATGATTATGCTGATGTATACGAAGAAAATTACAACTCAATATTGACTATTCCTCTTTTGGAATTTGAGGGCAAGCGTGTTGAGGTTACAGTTAAAGTAATAGAAAAAGAAATACTAAATGGTCAAGTCAAATAAAAGGAGGATATTATGGATACGATGGAATTAATTCAAGAGGCTTATACAAAGGTTGCTGATGGCATGAAACGAGTCGACCTTGAAAACAATGAAGGTGTGTCGGTTAAAGCATACCGAGCGGGTGCAATTATTAGGATAGATATTAAAGAAGATGAATAGGAGGCTAGATATGTATAAAACGAAATTAATAGCTTTATTAGAGGGGTTAGAATGCCAGAATATAGGAAGATTGATAGAGACATCATCTGAACACCTGAGAACAATAGGAATCACGATAGCAAAATATGCTAAAATTGGCGCCGAAAGTGATACTGCTGATATAATCAACGCTATGTACTCGGATGATGAGAGATCGGTGCGAGATTTGGAAAACATATCGGGTGCTCATAAAAACGCGCCATATACCAAAACCGTCAAGAAAAAAAAGTATGGATGAGATCAACAGACGATTGGCCAGTATTGGCATATAGCCAGCTATTTCAGCAGAGCAGAAAGCCGTTTTTGCAGACTAAAATATCATCTGGAGCAACTATATGATTTCAGATTATGAGATAGATATGATATTGGAAAAGGCGGAAAGTTGCTTCAACCAAACATCTGGATTTCGAGGGAAATGCAGGAGAAAATATTTCCTTGAGTGCCTTCGCATCTCACTGCACGATACGCAGTCGGGGATGAATGTTGGGGTATGCCATAGTTGTCTCGGCACAGGATATGATGAGTCGGTGGGTAGCCAAGCGTTTGGCTGCGCCTCAGATGCAAAGCGCCAGCTTTCAAAATAACAAAAAAGGAGGTGGATAAAAATGGGAGAGAGATCATTTAATAAGTACGCGAATTTGACCAAGCTATTTTGGTTGCTTTTCAGGCCGTTATTTGTAAAAGCGGCCGCATCGTCTGACTCAGATATAGATGATGAAATGATTAAAGTTGCGGATGCCGTTATGAATTCGGGCATAACGTATGATGATATTAAATAAGATAGCTGTGGGTGAGCCGGTTTTTGCTCACCTGCAGGTCAGCTAATCATTATATATTGGAGGAAAATTTACATTGAAATATCCTAATTTTGAAGAATATATAGAATGCCCAAATCACGATAGTGGGTATGGATGGTTCACTATTACACCTATATTTGTAGGGTTATTTATTTCTATAAGAAGTTGACAGGCAAGCCAGTAAGCATAACTTGGTACAAACTATAAGCATAACCAGAAAATGCGCAGGATGACAAAAGCTGCGCCGTTGAACTAAATTGTTATATTGCTTAGGAGGTAAAGCATGAATAAATACTTTACGTATGACCCAGAAAATAATGCATTTGAAACATATGCAACATTTGAAGAACAAGCAAAGGCCGCTGAGGAAATAATAAAAAGTTATCTGGATGCTGATAATAGTTGGCCAGAAGAAGTTACAGGAATTATATACGGCATTGTTACAGGAAGAGCAACAAAATGCGATGTTGTAAACCGGCCTGAAAAACTGGATGATGATGGCTATGATGAAGAAGGACAATACTGGCCAGAAGAAATTGACTATTTTTGTAATTATGAGATGGCTGCAATATAATCAGGTGCTTGATTCAGGTGGCAAGAAGCCGCCGCAAGGCAGCTAAAACGCTATGCAAGAAGGACAAATGAGATATAAAATAAGAGAAAGACATTTCGGTCATTTGGCGCAGGCTAAAAATGGCGCAGATGAAAAATGGTGTAAAAAACACAAATATGAGATTGAAGAGGTTACATAACACTTAATGGTTGAGATGCCGAAAATGGAGAAGGAAAATGATTAAAAAATTGACACGCGAAGAACTTGATAAAATATGCGACATAGTATGGTGGCTTAAAGGATTCGAGGCAGGCACGAACGGCTCTTTCAAATCATGCGCTTTTGATAAAACTCACCTTGGGGCATTAGAAGAAGCATTAAAAAACGAAAAAGAGTTGACATATGGGTCGCCTGTCTTGCCGTTGAACCCAGCAGCAAAAAACAGCCCTGACAAGTCAGCTAAACCGTGATATTTTGAGAGGGAAAGATGAATCTCGTAATTACAAAAATTGACGCCGTAGACATCCAAGATGCGTGGTTTCAGTGTATCGCTAGAATACTGGAGGACGGTTTTAAATATGAAATTCAACACGGCTCTTACATAGGGCAGACACGGCTTGAGTTCGATCATATCGTCATATACATCAAACATCCTTATTCAGAACCTTATGACACTATGCTCCCTCAGATACCGATTCATCTGAATATTCCAAATCCTGTGGCAAACGGATATGTGGAGCAATACCTGCCGTATCTGATGACGGATCACATCGAATCGGGTGAACAATATACTTACGGAGCGAGAATTTGTGGGCAAATCCCCCACTGGATTGACGTGCTTAAAAAAACTCCAAACACCAATCAGGCTGTTTTGCAAGTCGCCCGGCAAGATGATTATCAGCTAGATGATCCCCCTTGCCTGCGGCACATTGATATGCGGATTAGAGAAAATGCGTTAATTTTTTACCCTTATTTTCGATCTTGGGATTTGTGGGGAGGATTTCCCGCGAATCTCGCCGGAATCGCCGTAATGCAGAAAACCATGGCAGATGAGATCGGTGTTGTGGCAGGTCCGATCGTGGCGGCTAGCAAAGGGCTGCACATTTACGGCTACGTTGAAGAACTGGCGAAGATCAGGGCTGGAAAATCCCTTTTCCCCTGAAAAAGAACCTCCCCTTTTTTCAGGGAAAAAGAGTAAGTTGTTGAAAACAACATTCTTTTCTTTTAAAAAAGGTTACTTCGGGGGGCGCCATTTCTCTAGAGAGGGATGGCGCTTTTCTTTTTCTTCCTCACGATTATTGTAAGTTGTTTCTAAAACAACAAAAAAGGCCTTTCTCTTTTTTAGAGAAAAAGGGAAAAACCTTTTCTAAAAAGGAAAAAAGGGAAAGTTTTGGCGTTTTTCTAGAGTTTTGTTAAACAAATTGTTTGCGCTTAAACCCCTGTTTTTATTGGCTTTTCTTTTGTGAAGAAAAGCCCTCCCTATATCCAAAATCAAAACAAGCTTCCCCGAAAATCGTTTAACAAAGCTCTAGACCCTCTCAAGGCCTAGAAGGCGCTTTTGAGCGAGCTCTAGCCGCTCAAAAGGCCTAGAAGCCTCTGAGAAGGCTAGAGGGTTGAGGCTGAGACTAGAGCTCTGTTTCTTTTATTTATTTTTTTTTTTTTTTTTTTTTAATATATAACCTAGATCTAGCGTTTTTTCGCCTAGAGCTCTTTTTCTAAAACTAGAGATTTTGAGAGAGCCTAGAGCTCCTCAGGGGCCTAGAGCTCTGTTTAACAAAATATCGGGAAGCTTGTTTCAAAATGGGATATGGGGACTCCTTTTGTTTTGGCCGAAAACCCCTATAAAATCAACCACTTACCCGTAAACAAAACGTTAAACAAAGCTCTAGCCTCCTCCCCTCAAAAAAGAGCGCCAAAATTTTTTAAAATCTAGAGCTTCTAAAACTTCTAGAAAGGGATTTTTGAAAACTCTAGAACGCTAAAAACTCTAGAACGGGATGCTAGCGATACTCTCGACCAAAAAAACTACTAGTCTAACTAATCGAACCTTCTTCCTTTCGGAAGAGCTCTAGGAAAGCCCTTTGCTCTCTAGGAAGAACTATCGCAAAGCCCTTCGGGCGTCGGGCGCTAGGAACTAGGAAAGCCCTTCACTCCCTAGGAAGAACTATCACAAAATCTCTAGGTTTCTCGGGCGCCAAGTTCTAGGAAGGGCTTTCGCTCGATTTTCCGGGCGCTCTTCGGAGCGCTTCAGTTTTCTCAGAATCTAGGAAGAACGCTCCCCAGCTCTAGGGCAAAGCCCCAACCCTTGTAAACTGGGGCTTTGAGCGATGTAGTTTTCTAAAGGAAAAATGTAGAACAAAGCGCCTGAGCTCTAGGACAAAAAGCGCCTGAGATGTAAAATGGGCGCCCGCCCTACAAAGCTGGGGGTTTGAGAGATGTAAGTAGAAAAAATTGCCTAGTATTTTGTTAGACAAAAAGTAGGAAAAGTTTGTAGGATGAAAAAATAAAAAAATAAATGAAAATTGAAAGGTTGAAAACCTCAACTAGTTTTGAGCATATACCCGAAATGCAACCAAAAACCCTAAGCTGTAGAATTCTACAAGAAAATCTCTAGGCTGAAAATCTCAAAATGTAAAGTGACCGGGTGGTCATGATCTAGCTGTTACTTTGTGGTACTGTCACTTTGTGGCACCCGAAAAAAGGGGTCAAGTCCACTCTTGACTGCAACTTTTTTTAAACTTAACGTTAACGTCAACTAGAGGTTTTTTCAAAAAACTGGAGGTTTTTAAACCTCGAAAACGGTGACTGACACGTCAGTCAGTTTCAGCCCCACAAAAAAAAGGCGCCGGAGGAAAACCCCCGGCGCCTTCGATTTATCAAATGCAAAAATCCCCGAAAACCGTTGATCTAGGCCACCTCAACAACCTAGGCCAGTCATAAACTGTAATTAGCGATACCGCAATCCATAGTAGCGTTCGTAATGCCGATATGTAGTAAAACCGGCTTCCACCAACCACATTAATCCTGCCGTTATATCCTCAAGCTCCAGCTCACTCACAATCCTACCCGCAATCTTACTCACAATCTCATCCACAATCTCACCCATATCTTTCATTTCAAACTTCCCTCCTTTCCCTCATGTGCCATCTTCATCCTAGCAAGCAGTATTTTCCGATACTCCTCGCACAGCGCTAAAATGTAGTGATGCCCGATTCCTTTCCTAGCCGCTAACTCAGGCACTGGAGTGTGAATATGCTCCAGCGCCGTCTCAACCGTAATTTTTTTCATTTCATATCCTTTATATAAGGGTTTATCCGACCGGAGTAATCTAAGCATCACCCCGGTCGAAAACGAGCTAAAGACAAGCGCTTACGTTTCTTCAGCAGTCAATTTTTTATATAACGCCATAGCCATTGCGATATTTTTTCGCCTTGCCATATCCATAATATCTACGACGTTTTGAAGCGTCAAAACGCCGTCATTAACTCCGTCAATACATGCCTGTTTCAATGTGTCAATAGCTCCACCAGATGCAAACTCAATTTGAGTGAAGTATTGCGTTACCTTTTCTTGTGCATCCGCTTGAGATTTGATGCGAGGACGCAAAGTTACATCAAAGTTACTTTGTTTCACGGCAATAGCAAACAATACCTCATTGATTTTACTTCCATACAGCTTAAGAGCATCGTCATAGTTAGCTGGTACATCGACCTTTACGCTGCTAAATTTTGCTTTTGCTTGGTGGTTTTTAATTGTTCTTTTCATCGGTCTATCCTTTATATATAAGATTATGGTTACATATGCTCGCAGTGATTGCATCACCATCATATACACGTTACATAACCATGTATATTGCTTTGTACTCAAAGCTTGACAATACATGGCAAGCGCCATTTATCTCAGTTGATTTCACATATAACAAGGGGGTTCCTAGTTGTCAAGCATTTTTTTCAATATTTTTTTATTTTTTTTATTACTAGCCTTAACCCCGATAACTAGCTAAAATCATTGAGAAAAAATTGCATTTTTTCTTGACTTTTCCACAAAACCTTGGTATCAGTGGATTCATGGACAGATATTGTTTTAAAAATTTAAAGTTTAAAAACTGGCACAATTTTTGCTATGCAATTTCCATGCCAAATGACGCAGTGCGTCATAAAAAACTTTTTTCTCGATTTTTAAAAATTGGCATGATTTTTGCAATACCAAAAACCATGCCAACAAAAACTCACCTAGGCGAAAATTTTCCGCTAGTAAAAATCCCAGAAAATTCAGGCGCAAAAATATTTTACTGTCGAGACATCGCCTGGCTGTCGATACTCGATCTGTCGGGTGTCGAGACATCACCTGTCGAAAGCCCATCTGTCGGGCTTTTCGGCTAACTTTTTAAAAAGGAGGTTAGAAAATGAGAAAAATTTATTTAGCAAGAAATGAAGAGGTTGCTATCTATGTCGATGGCAAGAAAATGTTGGGGATTGATCAGGTGTCTGATTCAGATTGTTTAAATTGTTACCTTTATTCAGATTACTTGCTGGAGGATACAGCTTCTGATTTGAAAGGGCAAAAAGGTTTTATCGGTGAGCTTTTAGCTGATCACCCCAATCAAAAAGTCACCATTTTAGACGTCTCAAGGGAAGGAGCGCAGTATGTGGATAGTAATAAATAATAACAATTTAAGGATGCGTCGATTTAATAGTCGCATCAAAGCAGTACACGCCGTCAATAAATTAACCGACGGCACTCTGAAAAAAGATGGTGTGGTAATATATCACACCAATTTTAAACGACACAAACCCAAGCAAGGAGGAAAAGAAGATGAAAATTGAAACCAAAAGATTAGAAGAAGAATTTTCGCTAACGAAAGTATTGGCGAAGAAACAAGAACTTGGTGAGATAATTGCTTTAGAGTGGTTGGAGGAAAAGATGAGAAAATTGTATATCACAACAACAATCTCCCCTATGATGATGGGGGAGGGGGCTCGGATGATAGTCAAGGAGGTTGGTCATGATTACATAGAGGCCAACCGAAACATGTGGCTAACCCGGCGTGAGATTATACACGCCGTAGGCCACGCAGTCACAGCGCCGTTTGTAGACGCTGCGACTGGGATTCCAGGAACTCACGCCAGAATAAATGTCCCCGGAGACGTCGGGGACACTATCCTGGCCGTGATACCATCAATCAGATTTGCTGAAGCCCGTGAATTTACACGGGCTGAAGTAGAAGAGGCCGGCTACAAAATCTATGTAGCCGATATTATAGCATAAGAAGGGAGGGAAAAGATGAAACGGTTAGATGATTATCTAAGAGATGTTCCTAATGAGTTAGAAGCCCCAGCTGGTTCTCTAACAGAACAAGCACTTTGGTATCAGCAAAAGCTTGAAAAACTTGCTCCAGATTATCACGAAGTTTCTGCGGTTTATCGAGAACTCAAAAACGCTTGGGCTACACTTCACAGATTCAAGTTTAGCGTGGAGCGGAAGCTAATCGAGATTGAGGAGCTAGAACCGATTCTGGAACCAAAAGAGCAGAAGAAAAGGGGTTCTAAAAAAGGAAAGGCGCTAGATGCTTCTTTAAAGTCTAAACTTAAAGGTTTAGACATCCCAGAAGAGGATAAGGTGAAACTGGCGAGGACGCTTGGCATAGAAATTTAGAAAAGGAGTTTAGAAGATGAAGGTAGCAGAGATAGTAACCCAGAAGATCCTTGAAGAACTTGAGAAAGGCGTCGCTCCTTGGCATAAACCTTGGAAAGCCCCTTTCCCGATGAATCTAAAGTCCGGGAAAGCTTACAGGGGGTTGAATCCTCTTATCTTAGGTTTAGCCCCTTTTTCCTGCCCTTATTGGGTTACATATCGGCAGGCAAAAAGTCTCGGCGGTTACGTCAAGGAAGGCGAGAAAGGGGAGTTTATCACTTTCTGGAAATCGTACCAGAAGAAAAGCGACTCTGATGAAACATATCGAGTTCTTCGATACTATCGAGTTTTTAATCTAGAACAATGCGAAGGGATCTCAATTCCAGAAGGCGAGAGGAAGAACAATCCCATTGAGTGCGCTGGCAATCTCGTCGCTAATTGGAAGGAAAAGCCAGAAATTGTCGGGGACGTTGCTAACGCTTTCTACAATCCTATAGAAGATAAAGTTTACGTTCCTTCCATTGAATCTTTTGATTCTTCCCCTCAATATTATCGAAGTCTTTTTCATGAGCTGGTGCACTCAACTGGGCATCCTTCTCGACTTCACAGGTTTGAAATCAGAGGAAGAACGTTGAAGGAGGATTACTCGAAGGAAGAGCTTGTGGCAGAGCTTGGTGCCTCTTTTTTATCTGCTCATTGCAGCTTAGATATTGAGATTAAGGAATCTGCAGATTATATCGGTGGGTGGATTAAGAGCTTGAAAGGCGATAGTAATTTGATTGTAAAGGCGGCTAGTTGCGCTCAGAAAGCAGTTGATTTGATAAGAGGCGTTTCTTTTGAAGAAGATGAAAAGTAAATTGTTAGAAACAACAAACTTTAAAAAAGGAGGAAAAGATGAAATATTATGTAATGCCAGAAAACGAACTCGGTCAGAGAGCGGTAATAGCAGAAACCAAAGGCAAACCAGCCAATATAGTAGGTGTTGACGTCATAAACCTGCCGGCAGGGAAAATGTTGACTGTAAAAAGTCGTAATAAAAAATTCCTGGCACACAAAGTAGCATGGGCTGTCGCATGTGGGCAAATATCTATTGACGATGTAGAAAATGAGGAAAAGACGAGAAAACCAAACACCAGAAACACCCTTCTAATATCTGGAATGGAGCTTCTTGAGCTTTTAGAAGATGAAGGGAAGATTTCAAACGCAGAAGCTCTTTATCGGGCTGAATATCTTTG